CTTATCTGTGTATCATGATGACAAAGTTAGATTAACTAAGTACTACGGGCTTGTACCACGAGAACTATTAGAAGAAGAAGGCGTAGACGTAGAAGAAAAAACTAAGTACGTCGAGGCTGTCGTAGTTATTGCTAATGGTGGCACATTGCTTAAGGCTGAAGCTAACCCTTACATGATGCAAGATCGTCCTGTAGTTGCTTTTCCTTGGGACGTAGTACCATCAAGGTTTTGGGGTCGTGGTGTTTGTGAGAAGGGTTACAACAGCCAGAAGGCGCTTGATACAGAGCTACGCGCTCGCATTGATGCCCTAGCACTTACTATCCATCCAATGCTTGCTATCGACGCTACACGGCTTCCTAGAGGGGCTAAACCAGAAGTCCGTCCCGGCAAAATGATTCTAACCAACGGAGATCCGCGTGAAGTATTACAACCGTTTAACTTTGGTCAAGTCGGACAAATCACGTTTGCACAGGCTCAAGCCCTCCAAGGCATGGTACAGCAGGCTACTGGAGCCGTGGATTCGGCGGGTATCGCAGGACAGGTTAATGGCGAGGCTACTGCTGCTGGGATCAGTATGTCTCTTGGTGCTATTATCAAGCGTCATAAACGCACTCTTATAAACTTCCAACAATCGTTCCTTATGCCTTTTGTTACTAAAGCTGCTCACAGGTATATGCAGTTTGATCCTGAAAATTACCCAGTGTCTGACTACAAGTTCATTGCTACGTCTACTCTAGGCATTATTGCCCGTGAGTACGAGGTTACACAGTTAGTACAACTCTTGCAGACCATGAAGCAAGACAGTCCTCTGTACCCTGTGTTGATCCAAAGCATCATTGACAACATGAATCTTAGTAACCGTGAAGAGTTAATTGGTGCATTGCAACAGGCTGGTCAACCAGATCCACAAGCACAACAAATGGCTATAATGGCTCAACAAACACAGATGCAGTTCCAGCAAAGCCAGACTTCAGCCTTGAATGCACAAGCTGCTGAGTCTCAAGCTAGAGCAGGTAAACTTTCTGTAGAAACACAGCTTGCACCAAAAGAAGTAGAAATTGATAAAATTAATGCTCTTACTCGTAATTTACAAATAGGAGATAACGACGATAAAGAATTTGAGCGTAGACTCAAAGTAGCAAACGCCCTACTAAAAGAAAGTGAAATAGAAGGAAAACGTCAAAATGCTAATGACACAGACAGAAACCAACAAGTTTCTAGACCAAATCAACAAAGCGTTCAGCAACCACCTAGACAGATTGGACTTGTTGGAGAGCCGGGTCAAGGAACTAGAGGGCCAAATCAATGAGCAAAAAGGATCCAAGACTAGCAAGAGCGGGAGTAAGCGGGTTCAACAAACCAAAGAGGACTCCTAATCATCCAACAAAGTCTCACGTAGTTGTAGCTAAGGAAGGCGACAAAGTAAAGACTATACGTTACGGACAACAAGGAGTTAGTGGTGCGGGTAAAAATCCTAGCACTCCTAAAGAAAAAGCAAGACGTAAGTCATTCAAGGCTCGTCATGCTAAAAATATAGCCAAAGGCAAAATGTCTGCGGCTTACTGGGCAAATAAATCAAAATGGTGAGGAGATAGCTATGCCAATGGTCGGAAAAAAGAAGTTCCCTTATACAGCTAAAGGTAAAGCAAAAGCCAAAGCTGCTGCTAAAAAGACAGGAAAGAAAGTAAAAAAGGCTAAAGGTTACTAATGCCTAAAAAAAAGAAAGCAAATGATGCGTGTGCAAAGAAGGTCAAGTCCCGTTATAAGGTGTGGCCTTCTGCGTATGCGTCCGGTGCTGTAGCCAAATGCCGTAAGGTTGGGGCTAAAAACTGGGGGAATAAGCGTGGCAGTAAGAAAAAGTAAAAAAGGCGCGGCCCTAAAGAAGTGGTTTAAAGAAGATTGGGTGGACGTAAAAACAGGTAAAGCATGTGGCAGGAAATCGGCTACTAAGTCTAAGCGTCCTTATCCTTCTTGTAGACCTAAGAAGGTAGCTTCTAAAATGACTGCTGCTGAAAAGCGTAGCTCCTCTGCTCGTAAAACAGGGCCAGCTAAAATTAAACACGCAGTAACAGCATCAGGGAGAAGGAGAAAAAGTACCAAAAAATAAACCTTGACTTTAGTTATAAAATATGGTATAATATATAATATATAGTTCTATAGAGATAATCAAAGGCGACCTCAATGGATCAAGAAACACAAACATACTACGACCAATACTTTAGTCTTTTTCTTACTGATGGTTGGAAACAACTAATACAAGACTTTAGTAACAACGCTTTACAGATTAATAGCTTAGAAGCAGTTAAAGATGTTAACGATATGTACTTCCGTAAGGGACAACTAAACGTATTAGCCCACTTAATTAACATGGAAACTATTGTTAGTACTAACTACGAAGAAGCAAATAAGACTGAAAATGATTAAAGTATTTGAGTTCCGTTGTACTAATGGACATATTTTTGAAGAATTTGTAGAACAAGACACGACAATCAGTAGGTGCGATTGTGGTGCTAATGCTACAAAGATTGTTTCTGCTACTCGTCACATACTTGACGGTGCCTCTGGGGACTTTCCCGGTAGGCATATGAAGTGGGTACGTGAACACGAGAACGCAGGACAGACTAGTAAGGAATCCTAACCGGGGCAACTCCTATTTTATTTCTCCATAACCTAATAAGGCGGGGTAAGTTTATATTATGTCAAGAGCAACACTAATTGATGAGCGTCCAGAAGAAGAGTTAGAAGCAACAGATCAACTCGACACAGAAGATACTGTAGAGACTCCAGAGGAGCAACCTCAAGCAGAATCTACACTTCCAGAAAAGTACCAAGGTAAGTCAGTAGAGGATCTAGTGCAGATGCACCAAGAGCTTGAAAGATTTACTGGCAAGCAGAGTACGGAAGTTGGAGAGTTACGAAAAGTTGTTGATGACCACATTCAGACACAACTTATTAACCAACCAGCACCTCAACAACAGCAACAAGAAGATGATACAGATTTCTTTGTAGATCCTACAACTGCTGTTAACCGAGCTATAGACAACCACCCTAAGATAAAAGAAGCACAAGCTTATACACAACAATACAAACAACAGGCTACTCTTGCACAGCTTAAATCTAAGCATCCAGAAATGGAACGTATTTTGCAAGACCCTAAGTTTGCTGAGTGGATCAAGGGGTCTAAAGTCCGAACAAATTTGTTTGTACATGCTGACCAAAAGTATGATTATGATGCCGCTGATGAACTATTTAGTAACTGGAAAGAACGTAACCAAGTAGTCCAACAGACAGCGCAAGCTGAAAAGGTAGCTCGTAAGAGTGCGGTACAGTCTGCAAACACAGGCAACGCTCGTGGAACATCAGAAGGATCTCGTAAGAAAATTTATCGTCGTGCTGACTTAATTAAACTTATGAAAGAAGACCCTGACCGCTACATGGCACTACAGCCTGAAATAATGGCAGCTTATGCGGAAAGGAGGGTCAAGTAGCCTAAAGGAGAAATACAATGGCTGAACAAGCGTATCCCGGTACAGTTGGCGGCGGGTCAATCGTCAACAAAACAGCAGCAGACAAGTTTATTCCAGAGATTTGGAGTGACGAGATTATTGCTGCTTTCCAAAAGAACTTAAAGATGGCACCTCTTGTCAAGCGTTTATCTATGACAGGAAAGAAGGGTGACTTGATTCACGTACCTAAGCCCATTCGTGGTGAAGCAAATGCAAAGGTAGCTGACACTGCTGTTACTATCCAAGCAAACACTGAGACTGAATTGCAGATCACTATTGATCGACATTTTGAGTACTCACGCTTTATCGAAGATATCGTAGAAGTACAGGCACTGTCCTCTCTGCGTCAGTTCTACACTGAAGATGCTGGCTATCAATTGGCTGTAACGGTTGACACTGACCTGATGAATGCAGCTACTGGCTTTGGTGATGGTACTCGTACTACTACTCCTGCTAACACTGGTGCAAACTGGGTTAACACTAACAGTTATTACTTTAATGCTGCTGCTGGTCTTGCTGCTTACGCAACTGACACAGTAACTGCTGGTGATAACTTTACTGATCTTGGTTTCCGCGAAGCTATCAAGAAGATGGATGATGCTAACGTACCTATGGACAATCGTTGCTTGGTGATTCCACCTGCTGCGCGTAAGTCTATCATGGGTATTGAGCGATACGTGTCCTCTGACTTTGTTGGTGGCCGTGGTGTGGAAACTGGATTGATTGGTAACCTCTACGGTGTAGACGTTTACGTTTCTGCTAACTGTCCTGTTATTGAAGTAGCTGCTCAGAACAGCGCCTCAACTCTTGACACTCGTGGTTGTTTGTTCTTCCACAAGGACGCTCTTGTTCTTGCAGAGCAAATGGCTGTACGTTCGCAGACTCAGTACAAGCAAGAGTACTTATCTACTCTGTACACTGCTGACACTTTGTACGGCATTCAAACCTATCGTCCTGAAGCAGGATTTATCCTGTCACTAGCTGACGCTTAAGTTCTACGGGGGTCGCAACGGCCCCCTTTTATTTAAGCATCTTAAATTAGGGTGTTTAACTAAAAGACACAACGGATAGGAAAACCTTATGTCTAACTATGTAAAATCCACAAATTTTACTGCTAAAGATTCTTTACCTACGGGTGATGCCAATAAGGTTGTCCGTGGCTCAGAGTTTGATACAGAGTTTAATGCTATTGCAGTAGCTATTGCTACTAAATCAAACACAGATGGTCCTACTTTTACTGGTACTGTTGTTATTCCTACAGTAGATATTAATGGTGGTGCTATAGATGGCACTACTGTTGGAAGCAGTACAGCAGCTACAGGTAACTTTACTACTTTATCTATTAACGGCACAGCAATTACTTCAACGGCGGTTGAATTAAATATACTTGATGGTGTAACTTCTACAACAGCAGAGCTAAATATTTTAGACGGTGTAACCTCTACTACTGCTGAATTAAACATATTAGACGGAGTTACTTCTACTACTGCTGAGTTAAATATCTTAGATGGAGTAACATCTACTGCTGCTGAACTAAATATTTTAGATGGTGTAACCTCTACAACAGCAGAGCTAAACATATTAGATGGAGTTACTTCTACAACAGCAGAATTAAATATACTTGATGGTGTAACTTCTACAGCTTCTGAGCTTAACACACTTGATGGTATAACATCTTCAACTGCTGAGTTAAACATCTTAACTGGTAAAGCTTTTTTAGACGAAGACAATATGGCTAGTAATTCAGCTACAGGTATTGCTAGTCAACAATCTATTAAAGCATACGTAGATGCACAGACGGGAGGAGGCGGTGCTACTCTTGCTGGGTTAGCTGATGTAAATATTACTTCTCCTGCTGACGGTGGTTTGTTATTTTATGACACAACAACTTCAAAATGGATTGATAATGTAGTATCAGGCGACATAACTATTGCTGATACAGGAGTAGCATCTTTAGCAACACTTAGTGTTTTAAACGTAGACAATATTCAAATAGATGCTAATGCAGTAAAGTCAACTGATACAAACGGCAACATCCAGTTGTTTCCAAACGGCACCGGCTTTACTGAGCTATACGGAAACACTAACCCCGGCACAGTCCGCTTCAACTGTGAGTCCAACTCTCACGGCGTAACAGTAAGAGGGCCAGCGCATAGCGCAGCAGCTACTTACACTGTTGATTTACCAAATGTATTAGGCACTAGCGGGGCTTCTACTTTAGTTACATCTAGTGCAACATCCAAGGTTACTTTAGTAGGCACGACTTCTCTCGCAGAAATTATAGAAAAAGTTAACGTAGATAGCTCTACATCAGGGACTATCAACTTTGACTTTTTAAGCCAAGCCGTTCATTTTTACAACGTAAATCAAACAGCAAACAGAACAATTAATTTTAGAGGGGATGGCAGTACTACTTTAAACAGCACAATGGCTGCAGGAGAAAGTATAACTACGGCTGTTCTTATGAAGCAGGCAGGAACAGCTTACTACTTGAATACTTTTCAAATAGATGGTTCTTCAGTAACGCCTGAGTGGCAGGGAGGCGCTGCACCTTCTGCTGGTAATACGAATAGTATTGACACTTACTCATTTACAATTATTAAAACAGCAGATGCTACGTTTACTGTTTTAGCTGCTCAGACGCAGTTTGCATAATGCCTATCTTATCTACAATTGGTGGCGCTTCTGCACAAGGTTTTGGATTTAGTCACCTTGAGGCTGGCGATCCTGTTCCTGATATTGATTATTTAGTTATTGCTGGAGGCGGTGGAGGAGGAGGAGGTTCCTATCACGGTGCCGGTGGTGGTGCTGGTGGATACCTTACTGGCTCTTCCTTAAGTTTAACAGCAGGCGTTACATATACTGTTACTGTAGGTGCAGGCGCAACAGCGGCTAATCATCTTTCTAGAGGAACTGACGGTAATATTTCTAGTTTAGCAGGTACTGGTATTACTACAGTTTCTAGTACTGGTGGAGGTGGTGGCGCTCACTACGGATCTTCAGGTAATGGTAATGCAGGCGGGTCAGGTGGTGGAGCCTCTTGTG